TGAATAAACACGAGGTGAAAATGACTGTCTCAACTGATTTATCACTCCTGAATGATCCGCGGCGACAGGCTCGGCTGCTTTACTGGCAGGGTTTCGCCGTGCCGCAAATCTGCGACATGCTCGGGCTCAAACGCCCGACCGTGCAGAGCTGGAAACAGCGTGATGGATGGGAGGAAACCGCCCCTGTCAGCCGTGTCGAGTCGACGTTAGAAGCGCGACTGATTCAGCTCTACGCAAAGCCAGACCTGACACCGCATGATTTCAAGGTCGCCGACTTTCTGTCGCGCCAGATGGAACGCCTCGCGAGGGTGAATCGCTACGGCCAGACCGGAAACGAGGTGGACTTAAACCCCAAAATTGCCAGCCGTAACAAAGGGGATCGCCGCAAGCCGAAACGCAATTTCTTCAGCGATGAGGCTATCGAGAAACTGGAAGAGATTTTCTTCGACCAGTCCTTTGAGTATCAGCTCAACTGGCATAAGGCGGGGCTTGCGCACCGTATCCGGCACATTCTTAAATCACGTCAGATTGGCGCGACGTTCTACTTTGCGCGCGAGGCGCTTCTGCGCGCCCTGAAGACCGGCCAGAACCAGATATTTCTCTCAGCGAGTAAAACGCAGGCTTATGTATTCCGTAAGTACATCATCGCTTTTGCCCGGCTCGTCGATGTAGACCTCTCAGGCGACCCGATCGTCATCGGGAACAACGGCGCAGAGCTGATATTTCTCGGCACCAACTCCAACACGGCGCAGAGCCACAACGGCGACCTGTATGTCGATGAAATTTTCTGGATACCCAATTTCCAGAAGCTACGAAAAGTGGCATCCGGCATGGCCTCGCAGTCACACCTGCGCACAACCTATTTTTCAACCCCATCCACGCTGGCACACGGTGCCTATCCGTTCTGGTCAGGCGAGCTGTTTAACCGGGGGCGCAGCAGCCGCGACGAACGTGTCGACATCGATATCAGTCATCAGGCGCTGGCCGGCGGGGTGCTCTGCCCGGACGGCCAGTGGCGGCAGATTGTCACCATTGAGGACGCGCTCGCCGGGGGCTGCACCCTGTTTAATCTCGACCAGCTCAAACAGGAAAACAGCGCAGACGATTTCCGCAATCTCTTCATGTGCGAGTTCGTCGACGACAAGGCGTCGGTATTCCCGTTCGAGGAGCTGCAGCGCTGCATGGTCGATGCGATGGAAGAATGGGAGGACTTCGAGCCGTTCGCCGATCGTCCCTTCAACTGGCGACCGGTCTGGATTGGCTACGATCCGTCACACACCGGCGACAGCGCAGGCTGTGCGGTACTGGCACCGCCACTGGTTGCCGGTGGTAAATTCCGCATCCTTGAGCGTCACCAGTGGAAAGGTATGGACTTTGCCGCGCAGGCCGAGGCCATCCGGTCACTCACCGAAAAATACACCGTCGACTATATCGGCATCGATGCGACCGGCATCGGCCAGGGGGTTTACCAGCTCGTGCGCTCATTCTTCCCGGCGGCGCGTGCGATCCGTTACACGCCGGAAATGAAAACCGCGATGGTGCTGAAAGCGAAAGACACCATCAAGCGTGGCTGTCTGGAATATGACGCCAGTGCGACCGACATCACGCAGTCATTTATGGCTATCCGCAAAACCATGACCAGCAGCGGCAGGAGCTCAACCTATGAGGCCAGCCGCAGTGAAGAAGCCAGCCATGCGGATATCGCCTGGGCAACCATGCACGCCCTGTTAAACGAACCGCTGTCAGCCGGTAGCGGTATGCACTCCACCTCAATTCTGGATATTAACTAAGATGAAAAAAAGTCAAAAAAATCAGCCTAAACAGACAGCCAGCATGACCGCCCGCGCGCCACAGAAAATGGAGGCGTTTACTTTCGGTGAGCCGTCGCCGGTACTCGATCGCCGGGATATCCTCGATTACGTCGAGTGCATCAATAACGGCAAATGGTACGAGCCGCCGGTCAATTTCTCCGGGCTGGCAAAAAGCCTGCGCGCCGCCGTGCATCACAGCTCTCCGATTTACGTGAAGCGTAACATTCTGGCGAGTACCTATATTCCGCACCCGCTGTTGACCCGTCAGGACTTCAGCCGTCTTGTGCTCGACTATCTGGTCTTTGCCAATGGCTATCTGGAAAAGCGCATGAGCGTTACCGGCCAGTTGCTCAAACTGGAAACCAGCCCGGCGAAATACACCCGCCGAGGCGTAGAAGATGATGTCTACTGGTACGTGTCGAGCTTTACCAATCCGCACCAGTTTGCGCCCGGTTCGGTGTTTCACATGCTTGAACCGGACATCAATCAGGAGCTTTACGGGATGCCGGAATACCTGAGCGCGCTTAATTCCGCCTGGCTGAATGAGTCCGCGACGCTGTTTCGCCGCAAGTATTACCAGAACGGGGCGCACGCGGGTTACATCATGTACGTCACCGACGCGGCGCAAAGCAGCACCGACGTTGAGTCGCTCCGTTCCGCGATGCGAGATTCGAAAGGGCTCGGCAATTTTAAAAATCTGTTTTTCTACGCGCCCAACGGCAAACCGGACGGCATCAAGATTGTGCCGCTAAGTGAGGTCGCCACGAAAGATGATTTCTTTAACATCAAGAAGGTCAGCGCCACCGACCTGCTCGACGCACACCGCGTGCCGTTCCAGCTGATGGGCGGTAAGCCCGAAAATATCGGTTCGCTGGGTGACGTTGAAAAGGTCGCGCGGGTGTTCGTCCGTAATGAGCTGACGCCACTGCAGGAGCGCTTCAGAGAGATAAACGACTGGCTCGGAATGGAGGTGATCCGCTTTAAAGATTACAGCCTCGAATCTGAATAACCCCGCCAAAAATGCCGCCTCCGGGCGGCATCCTGTCAAAACCCCTCAGACGCTCCACACGCAACGCAATCACCATCCAACAAAAGTGCCAGCCATCGAAACGACATCACCATCACGACGCGCACAGGCGCATTAAATTAAATGCTGTCACCGCCTCTGGCGCGCAGTGCTATCCCCGCCTCGCCTGCGCGCTTAACGGGTCGAATTTAATGCAGGTGCATTACTATGCCAGATCGGCGCCGGCACTGGGCTTACACCCAAAGATTAACTTTCTTTTTTGCATGCAAAATCATGCGTCCTTGGATGCAAGCGCATACATCTATTATTTAAAAGCCAAGAGTATGTGCAGGGGAGGCATAAAAAGCTATACTCTTGCCGGTTTATCAGGGGGAGAAAATGCCTAAAGCTGTATCATTGTTCTCGGGCTGTGGTGGTTCCGATGCTGGGCTGGTGAAAGCTGGATTTGATGTCGTAATGGCAAATGACATTTTGCCTTATGCAAGAGAGGTTTACCTCGCAAACCAACCCGAAACAGACTATCTCATTCAAGACATTCGGAAAGTAGATAAATTTCCGAGTGCTGAGCTTCTTGTCGGTTGCTATCCCTGCCAAGGATTTAGTCAGGGTGGGGCTCGCCTTGCCGACAGAAGTATCAATTTTTTATATAAAGAATTTGCCAGAGCACTTACAAGTATTCAACCCAAAGCATTTATCGTAGAAAATGTTTCGGGCATGAGAAATAGCACCTTTAAACACTTGCTGGAAGATCAAATTAAGCGATTTTCTAATGCAGGTTCTATCGGCTACAAGGTAGTCTGGAATGTTCTAAAGGCCCACCACTACGGCGTTCCACAAGAGCGTAAAAGATTAATAATTGTTGGTATTAGAAACGATTTCAACCATGATTATAAATTCCCTGAACCTACTCATGGTGATAATAACCCACGTCCATATGTAACAATCGGTGAAGCACTTAAAGGTTTACCTGAATGGCCAATAGGTGAATATTGTGATGACCCATTCCATTGGTATTATCTATCTAGAAATAGACGTCGTAACTGGGATGAGGTTAGTAAAACGATTGTAAGTAACCTTCGTCACATTCCATTACATCCGATTAGTCCCGAGCTAAAAAAGATTGAAACCGATAAATGGGAGTTTGTTACTGAGCAACCAGCAAGACGTTTCTCATATAGAGAAGCGGCTATTTTACAGGGATTTAGTAAGGATTATACTAATCACGGTGGGAACTTAATATTCCCAGAATTGGAAGGCTTTGGAACAGCACGCATACTTAAAGAGCGTTATAAAGTTGTAGGTAACGCAGTACCACCGCCACTATTTGAAGCTGTAGTGAATAATATACCTGACATCTGG